ACCTTCGCTTCTCTCTATCGGCGGGTACAAAAAGACAATCCTACTCCGATGCCTTGCGTCGTTTGTGGAAAACCGGGAAAGCACCGACACCATCCTAACTACGACGAACCTGAGAGAATTGTTTGGATGTGTGTTCCATGCCATCGCCGAACACACCAGCTCGGAAAGAAGCGAAGCCTCGGCGAGTACAAGGCCCGGTGCAAAGCGCCTGTGGTATAGTTCCAAGGCTGATGCAGACGACCGCCTCGGCTCTAAACATCCGACCGTCAAGCCGATCGATCTCATGCAGTACCTCATCCGGCTGGTGACGCCGCCGGGCGGTCTAGTCCTCGACCTCTTTGCTGGCACTGGCACGACCGGGGAGGCGGCATGGCGCGAGGGTATGCGGGCCGTACTCATTGAGCGCGAGGCCGAGTACCAAGCCGACATCCGCCGACGCATGGCGTTGGCGCTGGCTGGTCCGGACGAGAGGGCATACGCTGCGGCCAAGGAGAGGGCCAAGGACAAGCCGCTCGACCACGGGCCGCTGTTCTCGACCTGAGGCTGTTTCACATGAAACATTTCCTGGCGTGCCAATAGTAGTGATTCCAGTTTTCCCCGCTATCCGTAGCGGCTTGCTCGGAATCAGATTCGCACCGTAGCAATGGCGTCGTCGAGCCGACGGGCGAGACTGAAAAAGGGCGGGGCGGCAGCCGGTATTCTGCCTTCCCGGTAGCGTGGCCCCGCCCGCCTTCAGAAGGCAGATAAACCTTGCAGAAATTCGGCTATGAACTCCTACACTCACAAGCCGCATATTGGCTGGCTGGCGAACTCGAAGACGTACCCAGCGATTCCGAGATTGAGCGTCTGCTGTTGGCAGCGCTGATCGCAAGGGCGCGGCTCTCGGCAACCGAGTATACTGATCTCATAGTGGTTGCCGATGATGCGGCCGCCGCCCAACAGTTGGATGCCTTCCGTCGCATGATCGTCCGCCCACAGGCGCCGATCGATCGGCGCCGGGTCGATTTTCTCATCAAGGTCTTGGATTGGCGCGGACCAAAGGAGCGTTGGTATTGGCGTTCGCTTATCATCGAGTGCGATGGCCATGACTTCCATACGTCGAAAGAGCAGACGGCCCGCGATCGCGCCAAGGACCGGACGGCAACGCTCGACGATTTCGACTTCTTCCGGTTCACCGGCTCCGAGATTTGGCGGGACCCTTGGGGATGCGCCGAGCAAATCACGGATTGGGCTGTCAAGGGGTTCGGGTGATGGGCGCTCCTGACGTCATGCCCCTCTCGACCTCGGCCTACATCGCCGATACGCAGCACCTCGCGCTGCCGCAGACTGGTGCCTACCTCCTCATCCTCATGACGATGTGGCGCGCCAACGGCTGGATCGCCGACGATGACCGCATCCTCGCCAGTATCTGCAAGATTTCGGTATTGAAGTGGCGGGCCATGGCGCCGGTCCTGCGGCCGCTATTGATGACCAAGGACGGTAAGCTGAGCCAAAAACGCCTGCTTATCGAACTCGAAAAGGCTACCAATTTTTGCGCGAAAGCCCGCTTGAACGGCAGCAAGGGTGGGAAGGCTAAGGCATTGAAACTAAAGGAAGGCAGTCTAGCGACCGCTACGGTTTCGCCAGCCGCTCCGCCAGCGCCTAGCCAAGGTAGTCCGAAGAACGACTCTCTCTTTCCTTCTACAGACTCTGAGACTCAAGCCGGAAGGAAGAAAACAAGTAACCGCGGAACGACGCTGCCTAGCGACTGGCAACCGAGTGCCAGCCTCGTCGAGTACGGTTTGGCGCAAGGGTTGAGCAAGCAGCGGGTCGAGGCGGCCGCGGAGGATATGCGGCTGTGGGCGCTCGGAAACGCGAACCGCGGCGTAGCGAGGAAGGCGGACTGGGGCGCAACCTTCCAAGGTTGGTTGCGCCGCATTGCTGAAAAAAACGGAGGAGGAAATGAAAGCAATCGGGCAAGTGGCGACCGGAATCGCGGTGGCTTCTCGAGCCTCGCGGCAAGGCGTGCCAGCGAGGCGTTCGGCTGAACCGCCGGCTGGGTTCGACCGCACCATCGACCTCGATCTGCGGCGGTTAGTGGCGTTCTGGCCAGACGAGGGCCCGCTGGAGCTGCGTCGGGCGCTGACGGCGGAGGAACGGGTCGCCGCAGAGCGGAGGGCGGCCGAGCTCGCGGAGGCCTTGCGGCCGCACGGTGATGCCGACCGGGCGCGGGTCGAATCCGCGTTGGCGGCGATGCTCGGCGGCTTCAGGTCGATGCGGCAGACCGGGGAGGACGCCGAGACGGTCGTTACCGTGCTGCGGGCCGTGTTGCGGGAGTTCCCGGCTTGGGCGGTCGAGCGGGCCTGCCTGCGCATCGCGCGCCGCGAGGCCGGGCTGGATGCGAGGTGGGCACCGAACGACGCCCAAGTAGCGGAGATCTGCCGCGGGGTAGTCGCGGAGTACCGCGAGGCGCTGGAGAACGCCGAGGGCCTGCTCTTGGCCGTCGTTGCGAAAGGTTACCTCCCTCCCAAAGGGGGAGGTACCGAGGTCGCCAAGCCGCCGCCGTTGCACCGCGACACCGGCTATGCCGCCAGGGTCGCCGACGACCTCGCCCGCCGCAAGGCAGCGCGGGAGAACGAGCCGGCCGAAGCGGAGTCCGACGCCTATTACGGGGACGACGTTGGGTAACGCCGCCGCCGAGGTGCTGGCCGCCTACTCCGGCTCGAACGCCGACCGGACGCGGGCGCTGTACGCCAAGCTGTCGGCCCTCGGGCCGGCCGGGGAGGTCGCCGTCAACTTGCTGAGGAGCTGCAAGACCTCGGAGAGGGCGAAGGTCTACCGCCGCCGATCGAGCCGCGGCGCCGCCTACGACACGAAGGGTTGGGCGATGGACAACCTCTGCAGGCTGCTCGGCGAGCACGCCGGCGCGCTCGGCGTCGGCTGGGGATGGGGGGAGGACGCCGAGACGCCGGGCTTCCCTTGGGTCTTATACGTCGAACTCTCCGACGGCGTCGGACAGGTCAGCTTCCACGCCGCGGCGCGCGGCGAGGGGCCTGCCTACGGCAAGCCTTGGGACGGTGCCAAGGGCGTCTCTGGGCAGAGGGCCTGCTCGTGGGCGGCTACCTTGCTCGAACGTGCTGTCGGCCCTCCGCCGCCTGCCGCGGGGCCTCCCAAGATCAAGGCCGCCACGCTCTTCTCGGGGATCGGGGCTCCCGAGGTCGCTTGCCCGGACTGGGAGTGGCTTTGGCACGCCGAAGTCGAGAGCTTCCCCTGCGCCGTGATGAAGGCGCGCCATCCCGAATCCGTCAACCTTGGAGATGTCAATGCCGAAGACTTCGTCGAACGGGCAACGGCAACAGGAAAGCCCGACGTCATCGTATGGGGCTCGCCGTGCCAATCGTTCTCGGTAGCCGGGAAGAGGCTAGGTCTTGACGATCCGCGTGGAAACTTGACGCTGCTCGGGATCAAAAGGATCGGCGAACTCAAACCAAAATATAGCGTGTGGGAAAACGTACCTGGCGTCCTCAGTGACGAGGACGGCCTTACGATTCAAACCGTCGTAGAGTTGTTTACTCAAATAGGATATATTTGCGATATTGATATTTGGGACGCGCAATGGGGCGGCGTGCCCCAACGTCGCCGCAGGGTTTTCATCGTATGCGCGAGGTTAGACGATTTACTTCAGAAGAGGACGCCTACATCCGAGCGCATCGCGGCCGATCTACTTGTACAAGCGTTGCTCGCCACTTGGGACGCAGCCTTGGAAGCATCGTCTCCAAGGAGATCACCCTCGGTATCAGAACCAAGAATAGGCGTATCCGAAAGTTCAGCAAACGCGAAGATGCGTTCCTTAGACGCTCTTTCGGGAGGATCAGCGGTCACGAGATTGCTCGCATTCTGGGCCGATTCTCAGATGGCAAGCGGCGTTGGCGACAAGAACATCGCGTCGTCGCAGAGGCAGTTTTGGGGAGACCTCTGGAGCAAGCTGAGAGGCCGCACCACGTCGACCTCGACGGAAGCAACAACTCCGAACGAAATCTGTACGTTTGCCGAAATGAGTCTCATCATCGTTCGGTCCATAATCACCTCGCCAACCTCCTCGCTCAGCCAGCCTTGGTCCAGCGACTATTGGAGCTTGGCGTTCTTCGCTTTGACCATCATGAAGGAAATTATCGCCTATGCGGGATCGGCAAGTTGCGAACTCTTTAGCACTTCGGAATTGCGTTCTCGTTGGTGGGCTTGTCTCAACGACGCGAACTCCTGTTTCCTCGAGCTTGAGCGATATATTGGAAACTGGGCAACTTCCGAGCAAATACTTTCTCTCGCCGAAAGCTTGCGCTGGAATCCTGCGCCGGGCCGAGAAGCGGGGGAAGGAGTTGCCCCAACAATTAGCGCGCGCCCTACGGCTGGCGGCGGCCTCGGCACCGACTTCGATCTAGACGGCGGACTGATCCAGCAGGAAGCCTTCAACAACCAAGGCCACGGCTGGTGGGACAAAACCGACGCCGCACAGACGGTGCGGAAGGGCGACGATGGCGGGAGCGGCGGCGCGCGGGAGAGCACGCTGGTGGTCGCCCCTCCGCTCAACGCCGGGATGGGCCGCAGGCGCGGCAGCGGCGCGCATGGTGACCCGCTGGTCTCTGGTGCCGTTTCCGCGAAGTGGTCGAAGGGCACCGGCGGCCCGAGCGGGGACGAGTGCTACAACTTAGTCGCCTTCGACTACAAGGCTGGCGGCGAAACCTCGTTCGCGGTCGGGCGCCAAGCCGGCGCGCTGCGCGGGGACGGTCACGGAGGCGGTCATGCCGCGATAGCCTTCCAGACCCGCGTTGCCCGCAACGGTAGGGGCGGTGGTGAAGACGTCGTGCCGGCGCTCAACGGGGCGGACGCCGGGGCGACCTCCGACATGCGGCCGTGCGTCGCCGTGTTCAAGCCGTCGCATTTCACGAGGGACAAGGACGCCGGACCGTCCGACATCGTACCGCCGCTCACCGCCGACGCCGACAAGGGCGACCAAGACCCCGTACTGATGGATGGCGTCGCCGTGCGCAGGCTTACGCCGAGGGAGTGCGCAAGGCTTCAGGGCTTTCCAGACAATCATTTGGACATCACGTTCCGCGGAAAACCCGCAGCTGATGGCCCAAAATATAAGGCGTTGGGGAATGCGATGTGCGTAAAAGAGGTCCGCTGGATCCTGCGGAGGATCGAGAAGTTCGAGCGCGAGGTGCGGAAGTGATCAAGATCATCGTAGGAGACTGCCGCGCCGTGATGCGCTCGCTGCCAGAGGAATCCGTGCAGGCCTGCATTACGTCGCCCCCCTATTACGGCTTGCGTGAATACGGAATCGAGCCATCGCTGTGGGACGGCGACTTGGTCGACTGCGACCACGAGTGGGGTCAACCCCACCGGACAGCTTGGGCGAACAGCGTGCAGGGCGAGAAGGGCGGCCGCGGCGGCAAGAACATCAATTATCGCACCACCGCGAAGGAGACTGGCCCGTTCTGCGTCAAATGCGGGTGCTGGCGCGGCGTCCTCGGTATGGAGCCCGACTTCCGCGAGTTCATCGCGCACGTCGTTGATGTTTTCCGCGAGGTCCGCCGCGTATTGCGGCCCGACGGGGTCGTCTTCCTGAACTTGGGCGACTCGTACGCGACGGGCGCCGGGGCAGTCGGCGATCATCCCGGCGGCGGCGAGCAGGGAGCCAGGTGGGTCGGCCGGCCAGCGCTTGGCAAGACAGCTTGGGCCGGCCGCAACGTACCGGGCAATCATCGCGGGCAGGAAGGCAGGTGGCGCGGCGAGGGCTCGAAGCATGACTACGGCATAGGGCGGCTTTGCCTAATAATCCTCGTTTGCCTAATAACTCTCGCATTTGCCCAAAAAGCCTATGCCTCAAGTAGGATCGCCAGCGCTCATCAATTCAACCAAGATCATATTGCCGGCGTCAACGTTGCGCCCGTCGAGGTTGAACGTCAGCCGAGCGCGGACGTCGCCATTGGTGCGCCAGAGGTGATAGACGAATGGAGTGTAATGAGGCTCCCGCTCGCCGAACGAAAAATAATATTCAATCGATCCCAAAATAACCGGCACCATTTCTACCGCCGGGTCTCCCCTAAAATCTTTCAGACTGGCGATTTTAGTTTCTGGAATAATCAGCGTGCGGGGAATAATCAAATCGTCCTGAGCACCGGGAAACAATGGGCGTTCGATTATCGGGCGTCGAGTAGATGTGCGGTGGCTTTCTTGCAGCTTAGCCATCTCACCGGGAATATCGTCGTTCAAGAGGAATGGGAAAATCGCTGCGGCCAAAGAGACGCGCTGCGCGGGCGAAGTTCCCTGTTTTTACAAAAAACATTGATTCTGAAGATTGCATTCCGTTGAGCCCATGCGAGGCCAACGGTAATTGCTACGCATGTGACCGAAACCCACGGCCTATGCGTCGCATTGAAATCGTCGCGAGCAATGGCAATGGACTCTCTAGTGATGCTCCACATTTTCTCGTTGGATTTCCAGAGCGTATAGGTGAAAGCGGCAATAGCTACGGTCGCGAGAGCGGTAAAAGCAGCGGCGCTGCTATCCAAGAACCTTCCAATTTCGAGGAGAAAGAACGCCGCGAGATTGTGAACGGTGCAGTATTCTTGGCCGGATTGGGCGCGCTCGCATATCTGGCTTTGAAAGCCGGATAGCCATGCGGCGAGTAATAGAAGACACGATCCGCCAACGAGACCAGAAGCGACGCGCTTTAGCATTGGCGTTACCATCAACGGCTCCGCCTCAAATATCTTCTAGCCTGATAACATCCGACTTGATCGCGATGAGCGATGCGCGCGCTGACGAGCGGTGGCCGGGCCAGCGCCACTACACCTACGTTACGCCGTCGCGCCTGCGCAGCACCAACCCCGGCTATTGCTTCTTGGCGGCGGGTTGGCGACGTTGCGGCTGGAGCAAGAGCGGGCGGCTGGTCTTGGAAAGGGCGCCGACGTGAGGTATCTCCTCGCCCGCGCCCTGCTGAGGCTGCTCGGAATCGTGGCGCGGATGCTCGGGCGCGTTCTTCCCCGCGACCTTGATGGGAACGGCGTCGATAAGCGAACCAGCGCGCGGTTGAGGTGGAAACCATGAATTTCATCGAAGTCCTGTTCGACCAAGTCATGACGGCCAAGGGCAACGTGCGCCCGCCGCGCGATCAAGCTGGCGCGCACGCCGCGCTGAAATTCTTGGGGGCTTTGGAGGCCGAGACCGCCGTCGACCGCAATCTGAGATATGACGCGGCGGCTCCGCCGCGCGCGCTATGGCCGAACGAACCAAATGCCTAGCATCAACGAGCGCGTCAAATACGTCTCGCCGTACCGCACCGGCACTTACGATGCCGTTGTGACGGCGGTGAATCCCGACGGCACCGTCGCGATAGACGTCTACATGCCTGTCGCCGTCGGGCGCCGCTACGCAATGGACCTCGAGCCGGTAGTAAGGTTGCGCGGCGTGTCCTATGGCCCCGAAGGGCTGGCGAGGCCGCTGGTGGGCTGACATGAAAAAACTGCGCAATTATACTGACGAAAGTTGCGCGACGTTTTGTCATCAAGGACATCAATGCCGAAAAAGCCCAAGCCTGACGATTGGTCAACGCCGAAGAGTTGGCCAGCATCGAAGGTAGAGATGCGCCCACTCTCATGGATCAAGCAATACGAAGGCAATCCGCGGACGCACCCGCCAGCGCAAATCGACCTTTTAGCGCGGTCAATGCGCGACGACGGCGTGACGATGCCAATCTTGGTGGACGAGGGCGGGATTATCATCGCGGGGCACGGGCGCCGCCTTGCCGCGCTACAAAACAGCTACGATGAGTTTCCGGTCGTAATCGCATACGGTTGGTCCGACGAGAAGAAGCGCGCCGCAAGGATCAAGGATAATTCATACGGGCTAATGAGCGGATGGGACAAGGAGCTGCTTCGCGCTGAAATCATCCACCTCCAAGCACTCGACGGCGACCTGCAACTCCTCGGCTTCGGCGACGCCGAGCTGGTACAGTTCACCACGCTGCCTGGACCGCCAGATCAGTTCCCTGCGGTCGGGGACGTCAATACGAGTTACTGCTGCCCGCGCTGCGGCCACTCTTGGTCTGGCGACCCAATGGCCGGCGAGCGGAAGGCCAAGAACAAAAATGCCAAGAAGCGGTGACCTCGTCGCGGCGTCGCTTTTTGCGGGGGTCGGCGGCAGCAGCTTGGGGTACCGCTCGGTCGGCTTCCGCGTCGTCTACGCCAACGAGTTCTCGCCCCACGCCTCGGGCTGCTACGCGCTGAACATGGACCGGGCGACGAAACTCGACGCCAGCGACGTCCGCGAGGTCAAGGCGGCCGCCTTCGGTGTTGCCAAGGGTGAGTTAGACCTTCTCGACGGCAGCCCGCCGTGCTTTACGGCTGAGGCGCTGATCATGACTAAGGCTGGCCTACGGCCGATTACGGACGTTAAGATAGGCGATCTGGTACTTACGCATCGGCTGCGGTGGCGCCGCGTTACCAATACTTCCCAGCGGCGCGCAGAAACGATCAAGCTCAAGGGCCAAGGTCATCCAGGGCTCGCGACGACGAATGAGCATCCGTTCTGGGTGCGCCAACTCGGTCGAAAGTTTAACCGAGCGAAGCGCAGATATGATCGCGCTTTCGGCAACCCAGAATGGATAGGGGCTGGCAAGTTGCGGCCAGACGCGAAGGGTCACCACCAAGGTGGCCGCGCTTGGTTCTGGTCGGCGCCGTCTGCTTTTCCGAAAGCGCGGGTTCCTTTGATACCGACGCTAAACAAGCGAAGCCATATCTTCAATACGAGTTCGGCGGCGCTCATGTGGGTTGTCGGCGCGTGGCTTGGGGATGGCTGGCTTCGAACCGGCCCGACATCGGATCATAAGGGGACACGCGGGGAAGTGCTCATTTGCAGTAGCAAAGCTGAAGCGCCGTGGCTCGAAGCTTCTCTACGCCGTGCCGGTTTGCGGTTTTCATCCAGGGACGAGCGAACTACGCGCCGCTTCGCGATCATGAGCAAGCCGTTCGCTATATGGCTTGAGAAGCATTTCGGGAGATACAGCGGCGGTAAGCGTCTTCCAGCATGGGCTTACGGCATGCACCGCGATCTGCGCGAGGCGCTGCTTTCGGGGTACCGCTTCGCAGACGGGACCGAGGCCGTACAAGTCAGAGGTGGGTGTCCCATTCAGCGGTTCTCAACCGTAAACAAAGGGCTCGCTATTGGCTTTCGCCTGCTGGCCGGTACGCTCGGTAAATCGGCTACGATTATGTGGAGCGACATGCCGACCAAGAAGAAAATTGAAGGGCGCATCGTCAACCAGCGCGGCTTTTATCAACTCACGATCTATGATCGCGCTCGAAGTGCTTTCGCTGAAGGCGGCATGTTCTGGGGCAAGATCCGAAGTATCGCCGAAACCGGCATCGTTGCGGATGTTTTCAATATCGAGGTCGAGGAAGACAATAGCTACGTCGCTGATGGCATCGTAGTTCATAACTGCCAAGCATTCTCGATGTCAGGCAAGCGCGCCGAGAACTGGGGCAAGGAGAGGCGCTACGCCCACGGCGCCACGCAACGCAACGAGGACTTGTTCTTCGAGTTCGTCAGGTTGCGCGACGAGGCCATGCCGCGCGCGTTCGTGGCGGAGAACGTACCTGGCTTGGTCAAGGGGGTAGCGAAGGGGTACTTCCTCGACATCATGCGGGAGTTGCGGCGCGGCTACCGCGTCGAGGCCCGCCTCCTCGACGCGCAGTGGCTGGGCGTCCCGCAGGCCAGGCAGCGCTTGGTCTTCGTCGGCATCCGCGACGACCTCGGCATGGACCCAGTATTTCCGGAGCCACAGCGGCACCGGATCTCGGTGAAGGAGGCCCTGCCAGGGATAGCGGTCGCTTGGCGCGACCGGCGCGGCGCCTTCGGCAACAGCGGCGACATGACCAACAAGCCGGCTCCGACCGTCCTCGCGGACAGCGTCGGGACCCATTGGGTCGTCGACGTCGGGTCGACTGAGCGTCGGAAGATGACGATCGACGAGCTCAAGGTCGTCTGCGGTTTCCCCCGGGACTACAAGATGGACGGCAGCTACGCCGAGCAATGGAAGGGGCTCGGCAATTGCGTGCCGCCGCCGATGACGGCCGCCATCGGCGCCGCGCTCAGGGACCGCGTGCTGCTTCCCGCGCGAGCCGCCGCCAGAATCGCCGCGCGCGGGCGACGTTCGACGGCGAGTTCCAAAAGTGGCTGATGCCGGAAGGATGCGGGCTGATCGCGAACAGTGGGGGCGATACGTCCCCATTGACCGCGCCAGCGAGTACCTCGCCCTCGGCTGGATGCCGGCGCCGCCGATCGGCGGTAGCCACGACGAGTACCGGGTTCTGATGGTCTGGACGTGCTGCTGCCGCCGCCGCCGCGAGCGACCACCTGAGCCAAGGCGCCCTCCAGCCGAACGCGGATGCCACGCCGTTGCCCAGCAGGACGACGCGGCGGTCCAGGCAGCGGCCGGCAAGGGAGCGCGCCAGCGGCCTTGCCAAGGCCACGGGGAAGCGGTCGCCCTTGCCAATCTTGCCGGGGAACTCGGGCAGGAGGTTCGCCCGCTCGAAGCGGGCGAGGAACTCCTCGAGGTCGAGGCCGCAGAGGGCGGCCAGCCGCTTCCCCGACGCGCCAGATAGCGGCTCCGAGGGGTCGGTGTTCGGGCCCGGCGCTTGCCCGATTAGAAGTGGCCTCAGCATTTCCTCGATTTTGAGTTCTTAGCGCGCTTGTCCAAAAAGTTCTCAAGCGGGTAACGCTCCGCTCGGCTATGAGAAAGAGGGCCGCACTCGCGCTCTAAGCAGCCGACGCACAGCCATCTTTCTTGCGGTTCGAGTTGGTGCCAAACGTCGATGCCAACGAAGCTAACTCCGCAGAGGTCGCAACAGTCGATTTCCGTTGTATCGAGCGGCATTAGGTTCCTCATTTTGGAGCGGCTATTGCGTTAGTTAAAAAAGCCGAGGTGGCGCGGTTTTTCTTTCCGCACCCCTCCAAGGTCAGGCCGCCTCTTTCGCGGCCGCAGGCGCCCTGCCGACGTACCGCTTGGTCGTCTCGACGTACTCGATGTGGTAGCCGAGCTTGTGTCGGGCGGTGAAGATCTTGGACCGCAAGGGATGGGCGTCCATCTTGAACTTCTTCTCGATGGCCGACATCTCGACGCCGGCCTCGCCGGCGGCCACGATGAAGTCGCCGATGGTCGCCGGGCTGCGGTCGACCTTCGCCGCCGTCTTCTTCTGGACCTTGGCCTTGGCGGCCTTCTTGGCGGCCTTCGGCTTCGCCGTCGACTTCGGCTTCTCCGGTTTCGGCTTGGCGGCCTTCGGCGCCGTCGCCTGCTCGGCCCCTCGGTTTGAGGCCCGTTGCTCGCGCAACTTGCTCTCCTTCGGGCCCAATGGCTTGTTCACGTTCGAACTCCTCTTCACGCGCCCATTTGCACCGCGAGCCTGCGGCCGATCCCGAACAGGGCGCATTGGTTCAGGACCGGGTCGCCGCAGATCCACATCGTCGGCGTCCGCGGCGCGCGCTCGCGCGCGATCGCCTCGAACACGAGGTGGGTGGGCGGCCGGACGACTTGTTCGTCGAGGCTCGCCATGATCTTCATCGTCATTATCTCGTGCGGGAGGGCGCGGGCCTTCGGCTTCAGGATTCGATGGATTCCGTAGATGGTCCTGCCGGGGAAGAACTTCGCTATTTCCCGGAGCTTCATGCTCCGCCGCGCCATCGACCTTACCAACTCCTTGTCCGACTCCGACCACGGCCTGTTGCTCACTTTTTCACTCCCCGCGTACAAAGGACTAATTATATGCACCTTCGCCGCCGCCCCGTCCACGCCCCAGAGGGGGAAAATTTCCCGCCGTGGGGTCTTGCCGCCGCGCCTGGTCGCACGGTAGGGTGATTGAGAGCAGAATCGCTCGAGAGGAGCATCGAAAATGGCGAAGCATTTGGTGATGGATCGTTCTGGGCACTCCACGATCGAGTTCGACGAGGTCGACGCGAGGCAGCTCGATGACGCGAACCGGCGGTTCATGGATCTGGTCGGCGAGCAGAAGTTCATCGCTGCGACGCGTCATGCCGGGGAACGCGACTACCAGAAGATCAAGTCGCCGGACCAGCAGCTCGACGAGACGCTCTTCCTGCCGCACAACGTCGGCGGCTGATGGCCATCCCGACCATCGAGGGCGCCGTGCGCGCCCTCGCCCAAGCGCTCGCGAACAGCGCTGGCTTTCATAGCCAGTTCTGGACCTCGATGGTCAACTCGCTCGCGGCGCTGGTGCAGCCGATTACCGCAGCGCGGGGACGCCGCGACGAGCCATCGCCGTCGGTCCATTGCGTGGACTTTACGGCGCTCCCCAGCCCGCCGGCGGTGGAGGGGGTGGCCGAGATGATGCAGCAAATCGTCCAAGCAATGGCCATCCCGGCGGCATTTTTGACTGGCGAGCGGCAACCGGGCCGTCTCGATGCGATGGGGGGTCCTGGCCAGTTCATCTTCGAGAGCGAGGAGACCACGACACGATCTGGGCTGATTGATAGGCGGGCGACCTTGCGCGAAGTTCTCGGCGCTTGGAATTTCGGTAACAACGCGCTCGTGGTCGAACAGGCCCTCGGCCAAGGAACTAGGCGGATGGAAATCTTCTTCACTGGATTGGAGCCGAGGCTCGACGCCGGCCGTGTCTATGAGGCCGCCGATGTAGAATCCCTGCTTGATGCGGCCGTCAGATGGGGGATGACGTTGGAGTATCCCGACGGCATCGGCGGCATCGGGTACGCGCGATACGTCGGCAACCCTCGTTCGCCCAACGCCGTATATGATGCCGAGAAGAAGGCCTTCGCCCTCCTCAAGGACTGGCTCTCGCCGGAACAGCTTGATCAGTACCAGCGCACCAGCGCCTTCGACGTCATCGGCTCGGCGAGCAAGAAGCGGTACCGCGTCACGTCGTCGGACGTCTTCAACGTGGTTGATACCGAAACTTGGCAGGAATACTGCTTCGTGCCCGTCGGCGCTCCCGCGCGCGGCGACAAGATGCTGGCGCAGAAGATCGCGCTGGAGACCGACGAGGAAGCGGCCCTCGCCGTCGCGCATATAAAGCATTCCCGCGCCATGTTGCGCTTCCTCGACATGTGACTGTACACGGAGGTTTGAGATGGACGCCAACGACAAGGCCCACTATGGCATCGCCGCGCTCCTCGTAGTCGGCGTCGCCTTCCTCGGCTGGCACTGGGCCAAGGACGTCCGCACGCAGGTCAACGTCACGAAGCCTGGCGGGTTCGGCTTCGCTGAGATGGTGCGCGCCAAGGCCAGCAAGGTGCGCGGTACTTGGCCAGAACTCGGCCAAGACAAGACCGTCAAGCTCGGCGAGGCGCTGAAGGCGGCCGGGCCAGCCAAGGTCGTGATCTTCTGCCCAGGCGACGCCTGCAAGGCGCTGATGGCGGACATCGACGACGCCTTCCAGATCGCCGGCTGGAGCGACGAGGAGGAGACCAGCCCGCTCGCGGTCGGCGAGGCCGGCCTGATGATCGGTCCCGATGGGCCGAAGGCCGACGCCCTCAAGGCCGCGCTCGTCGACGTCGGGCTCGCCCCAGTGCGATACGTCCCGGCAAATCCGCAGAACGCGGACCTCTACCTCATCATCGGCAAGAAGCCGCGATGAGCGTCATACCGCAGGTCTCGCACCGCGAAGGGGTAGCATTTCCGAACCTATTTTCCTAAAGTGAACCGCCATGACCCAACCCGTCGCCCAGAAGCGCAAGCCAGGACCCCCGAAAGGGGTGCGCCACGCCGGCCGCCAGAAGGGCATCAAGAACAAGGCGACCATCGAGCGCGAGCAGCGCCTGCTCGACGAGTTGCGCGGCAAGGCGGCAAGGCTGACCCCGCAGGTCTGGGCCAAGGACGCCCTCGAGGACCTGATCCCGGCCGCGCAGAACTTGGTCGACTCCGTCAGGAGCGTGGTCGCCAACCTTCAGAGGCTCGCCTTCGCCGACCTCCAAGCCGGGAGGATCACGAAGAAGCTGGACAAGCTCAAGGAGTGGTCGGCCCTCCTGAAGGAGACCGAGGTGGCGGCATCGCTGATCATGTCGCGCGCCGGCGACTTCCAGAGCCCGAAGCCGCAGCGCATCATGGTCGGCATCGGGATCGGCATGCTGGGCGGTGCCCAAGAGGCGCTGCCCCCGCCGACCGACGACGGAAACGTGGTCCAGATCGACGACCCCGTGGCGGCGTCGCGGGTCTACCAGCGGTTCGTGCAGAGGGCGGCATGATAGACATCATCGGCATCGTGGTCGCCACCATCATCTGTTGCGCGGCGATCTACTTGGTAGATCGGAGGCCGCGCTATCTCATCCGCGTCGGCGATGTGGAGATCGGCGCCCATACTTTGGCTGAACTGCGGGAACTCTGCCGGGAGCAGCGTGAGCAAAATGAGCGCAACGAAAAAGAGATGGACGAGGCGCTCGAACTCCTAGAGCCGTAATGCTGCACGCAGACTTCGACTGGAAGCGCCCCGACTACGCCAAGGCCTTCCGGCAGCGGATGCGCTTCCTCGACGACCTCCGCGCGCACCCCGAAGACCTCCGCGCGCTGAAGCTGCACTACGCCAGCAATTACGCCGATTTCATCTCGGACTGGGGCGTCACGCACGAGCCGCGCAACGCCGAGAAGAAGCTGCCGACGCTGATCCCGTTCATTTTGTTCCCCAAGCAGCGGGAGTGGGTCGACTGGGTCGTCGGGCATTGGCGCGCCGGCACGCCTGGCCTCACCGAGAAGTCCCGCGACATGGGGGTCTCGTGGCTGATGATGGCGGTCTCCTGCACGATGTGCCTGTTCAACGACGGCGTCGCGGTCGGCATCGGCAGCCGCAAGACGGAGTACGTCGACAAGATCGGGACCTTCAAGCCGCTGCTGCCGAAGGCGCGCATGTTCATGGAGTACCTGCCGCCGGAGTTCAGGGAGGGTTGGGCGCCGACGCAGGCCCCGTTCATGCGGGTCGGCTTCCCTGCGACCGGCTCCCTGATCGCCGGCGAGGGCGGCGACGACCTCGGCCGCGGCGACCGGACCTCGATCTTCTTCGTCGACGAGTACGCCTTCTTCGAGCGGCCAGACCTCACCGAGATGTCGCTGTCGCAGACCACGAACTGCCGCATCGACGTCTCGACCCCGAACTCGATGAACAACCCCTTCGCGCAGAAGCGCTGGGGCGGCAAGGTCGACGTTTTCATCTTCGACTGGCGCGACGATCCCCGAAAGGACGACGAGTGGTACCGGCTGCTGCCGCTGCCCGAGGACGAGGGCGGCAAGGGCCTCAACGAAGTCACGATCGCGCAGGAGATCGACCACAGCTACACGGCCTCGGTGCACGGCGTCGTCATCCCGGCCACCTGGGTCAAGGCCGCGATCGACTTCGACAAGCACGTCGGCCTTGACCCGCCGACCGGGGCACGCGGCATGTCGCTAGACATCGCCGACGAGGGCGTCGACAAGAACGCGGCCTGCGTCACGAAGGGCTACATGATCGAGAGCAGCCAGGACTGGAGCGGCAAAGGCGACGACCTCTTCGTCACCGCCGAGAGGGCCTTCGAGATCTGCGACGAGCACGGGCTCTCGGAGTTCGACTACGACGCCGACGGCGTCGGGGCCAGCATCCGCGGCGACGCCAGGGTGATCAACCAGCGGCGGGCGCACGCCAACCAGCGCCGGATCGCGCCGATCGGCTATCGCGGCTCGGAGGCCGTGGCCGACCCGGACAAGATCGTCGAGGGTACCATCGGGCGGGAGGGCGACAAGGGCCGCACCAACGCGGACTTCTTCCTCAACCGCAAGGCCCAGAGCTGGTGGGAGTTGCGGCGCCGCTTCGAGCGGGTCTACCGCTGGAGGACGAAGGGCGTCGCCAGCAAGCCCGACGACATCGTCGTCATCTCCTCGGCGTGCCCGAATCACATGCGGCTCGTCGCCGAACTCAGCCAAGCGACCTTCGAGACCAACGCGGTGGGCAAGATCGTGGTCAAGAAGACCCCGCAGGGCCAGAAGTCGCCGAACCTCGCCGACGCCGCGGTGATCCGCTTCGCCCCAAAGGGACTGCGCCCGATCCAATGGACCCCGGAGATGGCGGCCGCGGTTCGCCGCGCCGGGAAACGTCCCCGGACGTAGGGTTGAAAAAATCCCCCCTTTGGTTTAGACCGCTAAGTGTGGAAATGAAGGAGGACCAATATGCCGATGATCGCAGAAGATAAAAAAAAGCTTGAAAAGTTCTTGCGCGAAATGGGCGACCTGTCGCGCCGTTACGGTTTTGCTCTGGGTGAGCCCAGTACCATTTTCGTCATGGAACCAGAGGACTATCAGACCGAATATCGATGCGACGAAAATTCGGTCATGTCCTTCGGGTGACGTGGTTACTCCTACTAACCACGGAGGCTGAAAATGCCAACAGGATATACCGCAGCGGTGGTTGACGGCAAAGTTACTGAGTTCAAGGACTTTGCCATGTCCTGCGCTCGGGCTTTCGGCGCGCTGATCACAATGCGAGACGATCCATCCGATGCTCCGATTCCTGACAAGATCGAACCGCGTTCTTACTATCAGGACCGGATAGCCGAGCATCAGAAGCGCCTCGGCGACGTACTCGCGATGAACAATGTGGAAGCTGAGGCCGCCGCGAAAGCTGCCCACGCAGAAGCCCTCAAATATCGGGCCGATTATCTAGTACGCCAAGATCAGGAAGCCGCTAGATTGAATAACATGCTGGCGAAGGCCCGCGCCTGGAAACCGCCGACGCCAGATCACGTCGAAATGAAAGACTTTATGATCCAGCAGTTGATGGTATCGCTGCCCGGCTCATATGCCCCAGCCATTCCCGAATTGCTCGACGGCGAGACGTGGCGCAAGCGGGAAGGTGACCGGATCGCGAAAGACATCGTCTATTACAAAAACGAATGGGCCAAAGAACAAGAGCACGCGGCCAACAGAACACAATGGCTCAAAGCGTTGAGGGCGTCACTCAACGGCTCAGCGCACTAAAAAGACCTGAGAGATGGAAATGGCCGCGATCCGCAAACTGATCTATATCGGGCTCGCCTTGGGCGTGCTCGCGAACGTCGGGCTTTTCTTCTTCGGACCGCAGGTCGCGTTGTTCTACATCAACGCCAAGGGCGGATGTTTTCCTTGGTCGCCGGCCGAGGTCGAATACTACGACGGCATGACCATCTGCCCCGGTCAGTCCGCGCGCATGACCATCCCCCTGATAATCGAGTATCAGCCTCAGAAACCGAGGCCAAGAATTTGAACCAGAGGAGTTCCACGATGAACGACGTCGCGCGAAAGAACGGAAAAGCAAATGGACGTGATGCCGTTGCCCGCGGCCTCGAGGCCTACGACGACCTCAGGCACCGCGCCGACGATTGGCACGTCCGCGCGGAATCGGCCGAGCATGCGGCATTGATCGCGGAGGCTGAGGTCGACCGGCTCTCCAAGGAGCTCCACAAGGTCAAGGCGCAGCGCGACCACTTCATGCGGCACGCCGCAGCTCTGAAGGGCAAGCTGGAGGGCTTCGTCCACCTCCAGAAGAGCGGCGCGGCGATGCTCGATGACGCGCTCAAGATGACCGAGAACCAATCCTATGGGAACGAGCCCGCCGTCGAACCGGAGATGCCCCGCAAGGCGATCATGGAGATGCCGCTCCCGACCTTCTTGCGGCAGGGCCCGGCGGAATGACGATGATAGCGTACTTGGCCATGATCTGTCGGGCAGAGGATGCCCCGCAATGATGCGCAAGTTCCTCTTCGAGGAGAACAAGCCCGACAACGAGCGCGTCAATGTCGTCAACGTCGTCCAGAAGTTCATCGGCGACGTCATAAACCCGTGGCTGCTGTCTGGCCTCGACCCGACCAAGGACCCCCGCAGGATCGATGTCATCGCCGAGGCCAAGCGCCGGATCATAGAGGAAATCCAGCAGGGCAGGCTCGGCATCACGCACGGCCAACGCGAGATCGAGGCCGTGGAGGACCTCGCCCGCCGGTTCGGCTCGAGGAAGAAGGCCGACGGCTTCGTCGCCCGCCACCTGCGCGACCGCGTCGCGGCCGCACGCGAGCACATCGCCCACATCGAGCGCGTCATCGCGGTCAACGAGGAAGCCCTCAAGCTGCTGGGCGACATGTGGTTCCGCTTCGACCCCCCAGAGTCGGCGATTACGCAAACCGGCCAAGCCGGCATCCCCGGGATGATGTTCATCCGCGTGGGATAGTGCGTCGTCTTGATTTCCGTGTTAATCAAGTCCGCGAATCAAGTCGGGGGACGATGGTGGCGAACGACGGTCTGCGTTCAATTAGTCCGCTGGGGCGGGATTCCATGCGCGGGATCACCCCATCGCCGATCATCGGCAAGCGCCCCATCATCGCATCGACCACGGCCGAGGACTGGACGGCGCGGGGCCAAGTAGAATCGGTCGCCACCGGCAACGCATTGGCCGTCGCTGTTGCGGCCTTGTGGTGCCGACGCCTCGACATCGACGCGCCAGAGATCGTCCTGAAGGGCAACCCGTCTGACCACGCCAGGATCATCGGGAAGCCGCAGGAGCCGAAGCAGGCACCGCCGAAGGCCAAACCCGTTCCTGCCGCTGCCGCGCCCGCGGTTCTGGCGCCCGATCCCGGCGGCCGCTACGTCCGGCGCAACGGCGTCGTCGTGGACTTGTTCGATTCGGTGCTTACCTGCCGCGGCGTCAGCGTAGACTTGGTGGGCGACGAGATGCCGATGGTCGCCGCTCTGGCCCGCGTGATGCCGTCGCTCCTCGACTTCTCCCACCTCGAGCGCAAGGCGTTCGGCAAGATCACGATGAACGGGCCGTCGCGGTTGCGATTGCTCGCCGACCAAGCCAACGTGGGCCTCGCGCGCGCCGGACTGCAGATCAAAACCATGCCCAAGATGGGCATGACGTTGTCGGAATTGGCGGGGGCGGCATGATCCGGCTCGGCCTTGCGGCGTTGGCCTTCGCCTTCGCGCTCTCCGGTTGCGCCGCCGTGCCGTTGGCGACTGGCATCGCGGTCGCCGGGGCGGTCGTCGGCGCTGGCGGCCTCGCGCTCTCCGGCATTCATGACTGCAAAGCAGACGGTGGCTGCAAAGCGATTCCACTGCCGCCATGAATGGAGTAACCGCATGACCAACGAACAAGCCGCATGGTTGCGCGAAAACCCTGCATACGCGCCGATCGGCGTAGCCGGCGGCACCGCCAGGTGGACGAAGCGCGGGACGCTGAAGGCCGACGGCACCTTCGTCGGGGCGACGCGCGCGAACCCCCTCCCCAATCCCTCAGATCGCAGCGGCGCCTTCGGCGTCGGCGTGCTGGAGGTGGGCGGCGATCAGGGCCGCGCGGTCAACCCGAACGACCCCGCGCTCCAGTCGACCGTGACGGCACCTGGCCTGCGCCGCGGCGCGAAGACGGTCGGGGACCAACCGATGGGCGACGAGTCGGCCCCGAGCAACCCCCGCGACTACGTCGACAACTGGCAGGGCGGCAACCGCAACCTGCGGCGTCAGACCTGATGGCCAAGAACCGACACGGCGGAGTGCGCGAGGGTTCCGGACGCCCCAGCAAGGAGGAGCTGGAGGCCGTCGCCCGCGGCGCGCCGCGCAAGGTCATCAACGAGATACGCAAGCGCAAGGCGGATGAGGCCAGCAAGAGGCGCGAGCGCAAGGGCACCATCGAGCCAATACCCAAAGTCGCCGCCGAGCCGAAGGCCCCTGGCAAGCAGTTGGTGGCGGTCAACTGGCGCAACGTCAGCAGGCGCAGCGTCGAGGTACGCAAGAACAAGCGCGCCGATCTCAATCCCTTCGGCCTGCCGGCGTTCCCCCCCATCGCCATCCCACCGAAGGAATCCGGCCTGCAGATGGGGGACTACCTGAAGGAGAAGGCTCGCTCGGGCATGGCGATGGACGACTCGTTGAGTTGGGCCGGCCAAGCTTGGGCAGGGAGCGTCATCGAGGGTGCCACCGACGCCGGCCTCGCCTTCATGGGCTATCCCTTCCTGTCGCTGTTGGCGCAGCGGCCTGAATACCGCATCCCGGCGGAGACGATCGCCGACGACGCCACGCGCCGCTGGATCGACTTCGAGATCACCGGCGAGAAGAAACGCAAGGCGAAGGAGAACGAGGAGAAGCTCCGCCAAAACGGCGCCGCGCAAGGTCCGCGCTCCCCCGAGGGGATTCAGCGCAACCCAGGCCGCGGCTTCGACGAGGCCGATCCGGACCAGCGGCAGAAGAACACCGAGGAATCTGGCAAGGCCGACAAGGTCAAGGCCATCAAGGACAAGCTGCTCGAGCTGGAGGCGCGCGACCGCTTCTACTGCAACAGCCGCGACGACTCGTTCTTCGGGCGCTCTCACCTTTACTTCAACTTCGGCACCGACATCGACGGCGATGCCCCCGACGAGCTGCGGACGCCGATCGGCGACGGCCGCGACGCCACCAGCCAAGGCAAGGTCGGCAAGGAAGCGCCCCTGAAGTCGTTGCGCGTCATCGAGCCGGTGTGGACGTACCCGACGACCTACAACGCCGTGAACCCGCTGCGCGAGGACTGGTACAACCCGCAGGTGTGGTACGTGCTCGGCAAGGAGATCCACCGCTCCAGGCTGCCCACCTTCATCGGCCGACCGGTGCCGGACCTGCTGAAGCCGGCGTACAGCTTCGGCGGCATCTCGCTGTCGCAGCTCCTGAAGCCGTACGTCGACATCTGGCTGACGACGAGGGACAGCATCGGGGCGCTGATCCACTCGTTCTCTGTCATGGTGCTGATGACCGACGTCCAGACGATCCTGCAGGACGGCGGCGGCATGGAGGGGCCCTACGGCCTGCTGGCGCGGGTCCAGCAGTTCAACGACATGCGCGACAACCAGAACACGTTCGTCCTCAACAAGATGACGGAGGACTTCAAGAACGTGTCGGCGTCGCTGGCCGGGCTGCACGAGCTCCAAGCCCAGGCGCAGGAGCACATGGCGGCCACGGCCCGGATCCCCTTGGTCAAGTTCACCGGCATCGCGCCGTCGGGCCTCAACGCATGTTTGACTGGAGATACTTTGATCGAAGCTGATCAAGGATACGTACCGATTCGGGATGTACGCGTAGGTCAGAAAGTGATGACCCGTGAGGGTTGGGCGCCAATTGCGAAGGCCGGATGCACGGGCTACGCTATTGAATTGATTGAGATTGAGACTGCGGAGTCGGTAATTCGATGCACGGCAGATCACCGGATTTGGCTACCTTCGATAAACGCATTTGTGCCTGCCGAGAATGTGCGTCGTGGGGACCTGCTATTGCATCGTGGCGCAATCGAAAACCGAAATACGGCGAATCAATTGCATATGGGGGCCGGTTTTGGTGGGACAGGGGGGATGGCTATTACGCCACCTCAGCGTCTCACGATGGGGAGCATCTGCTTGAATTTTGCTGCAATTGGTGCAGGCTCGCTGATCGACGAGGGAGGAGAATCTCACAGGCTAGGCCTCGTCCGATCTGTATTTGCCTCGTGTGCGGCATATCTTTCGAGGCGAAGCGAAAGGATGCAAAATATTGTTCTCGAAAGTGCTCAAGCGCGAGCCAAGACCGGGCGGCCTATATGTCCAACTACTACAAAGAAAATCGTGAGAAATGGATCGAATGTAGCAAGCGCCGAAATCCGAGGCGTCGTCTCCAGCGTGCGGCGCGTGCCAGCGCAAGAGTTCGTATATGACATCCAAGTAGCGCATGGATTTCTGCCAGAATTTTTCGCAAATGGTATTTGCGTCCATAATTCGTCAGAGGGTGAAATCCGCGTCTACTACGACACCATCGCGGCCTACCAGAACCGCTTCTTCCGGCCGAACCTCACGAAACTCATCAACTTCGTGCAGCTGTCGTTGTTCGGCGAGATCGACCCCGAGATCACGTTCGAGTTCGAGCCGCTGTGGGAGATGAGCGAGAAGGAGCGCGCCGAGCTCCAGAAGGAGCAGGCCGAGACCCACAAGACCTACGTCGACATGGGCGCCATCGGCAACGACGAGGTCCGCCAAGTCGCGATCGACGACCCGAAGATGCCGTACAGCGATCTCAACCCCGACGACGTACCCGAACTCCGCAAGGAGGAGGAAGAGGGCTTGGTGCCAGAGGGCGGGGCCAAGGCCGTCGAGGGCCTCGTCGAGGGCGGACCCGGCACCGGCGGCGGCGCGGCCCCTGGCGGCGGCGCGGCCCCGAAGAAAGGCGGCGGCGGCAAGGATCCAGCGTTCGAGGACGGCCCCGGAGGTGCCGCCGCGGTGCTCCCTTTCCTGCACGCCGCCGACGCCAAGCTGACAAAGGCGGAGGCTGAGTATGTCCCCTCGATCGAGGACGTCACCGAGCAGTGCTCGCAGTGCTCGATGTTCGAGCGGACCGCCGACACCTTCGAGGACAACCGCTGCAACTTGGTCGACGGCGACATCTCCGCGCTCGGCCACTGCAAGCGCTTCCAGCGGCTGAGCCCGCAGGAACAGCGTGAGGACGCCGACGCCATCTTCTGGGGCTCCGGTGCTCGCGACGAGGAGCCGTACTGGGCCGAAGGCAGCAACGTCGGGCCGCGACCGCCCGGCAAGACCGTCCACGACGCTTGGAACCCCGGCGATCATCCCCGCGGCGGCAACCCCGACAATGCGGGGCAGTTCTCCACCGGCGGCGGTGGGGGCAACAGGGGCTTCAGGGCGCCGCAGTTCGGCCTGAGCGCGCCGCTGGCATCGCCGTCGGGGGGATGGGGCGGCGGCCAGTTGCATTCATGGTGGCGGCCGCCGAAGCCGCTGAAGCCGGAGGACCTGAAGCGCGTCGGGCCGCAGATGGGGTCGAACCCCGGTGGCGTCTTCGAGGACGGCGCCGGCAAGCACTACTACGTCAAGAAGGGCCAGACCAAGGACCACGTCCGCAACGAGCTCCTGGCGGCGGACCTCTACCGCCTCGCCGGCGCGCCGACGCTGCGTTACGTCCCCGTCAAGGGTGCGGGCCACGTCGCCACCGAGATGGAGAAGCTGAAGAAGAACAACGCCGCGCAACTGACGGCCGACGAGGTGCACCGCGCCCGCCGCGACTTCGCCGCGCACGCCTGGACCGCGAACTACGACGCCGTAGGTACCGGCGGCGACAACTTGGTCGTCGCGATGGACGGCGTCCCGTTCAGCGTCGACCTGGGCGGCGCGCTCGAGTACCGCGCCCGCGGCAAGCCGAAGGGGGGCGCCTTCGGCGACGAGGTCACCGAGCTCGACACCATGCGCGACCCATCGATCGCGCCCGACGCCGCAGAGGTCTTCGGCGACATCACGCCGGCCGAGTTCGTCGAGTCGGCGCAGCGCGTCGCCTCCATCACCGACGACGAGATCCGCGACGCCGTGGCGGACAGCGGGTCTTCCCCCGAGTTGGCCGACAAGCTGATCGCCCGCAGGAACGACGTCGCCGAGCGCGCCCGCCGGTTCGGCTCGAGGGGCGACCCCAAGAAGGCGGACAGCGCGGTGGTGTTCGCGGCTGGCGACGAACTCCCGGTAAAGACGCTCAACGGCGTCAAGTTCAAGGAGTGGGAGCCGCCGAAGGACGACGAGTGGAACGAGGTCGACGGCCAGAAGGAGCTGGGCGAGGAGCCGCTGCCGGAACATTTGCCGAACTACAAGCAGCTGGCGTCGGGCCTGATCATCAAGGAGAAGGATGGCCGGGTCTGGCTGGCGAAGCCGAAGAACATGTTCGGCGGCTACGTCTCGACCTTCCCGAAGGGTCGCGTCGAGCCCGGCCTGTCGCTGCAGGCCAACGCCATCAAGGAGGCTTGGGAGGAGACCGGCATCAAGGCCAAGGTCGTCAGCCTGTTCGGCGACCGCGAGGGCGACCAGACGACGACGCGGTACTACCTCGCCGAGCGCGAGACCGGCGACCCCTCCAAGCCGGGCTGGGAGAGCGACGGCGTCGCCTTGGTCCCGGCCGACGACTTGGACGGCTTCCTCAACCGCGGCCGCGACCACGCCATCGCGCGCGAGCTCCGCGGCGGCGACCAAGCCTTCGACTCGGCGTGGGATGGCCCGCCAATGGCCACGGACGCGCCGTGGGAGGAGTCGAAACACAAGCGCGGCCAACCCGACAACGCTGGGCAGTTCGGCTCAGGGGGCGGCGGAGGCGCGCAGAAGGCCAAGCCGTCGCAACTGCCTGGGCGGCCCGTCAGGTCTGGCGGGGGTCAGGCGCAAGGGCAGCAGGGGCGGCCGCAACAAAGCGGCATCACGGCGCAACGCATCGCGGCGGCCACGCAACAACTCCGGCAGGAGCGCCACGTCCAGCAGCAGGCGTTCACCAAGCACGTCGCCGAGCAGGTCGAGAAGCTCGACCCGGCGGGCAAGGAGAAGCACGCCAAGCACGCCAAGCAGACCCGCGAGTTCTTCTCGTCTGACGGCGCCAGGCGGACGACGGCCAAGGCGCTCGCCGAGTTCGTGACGCAGCACGCCGTCGGCGTCGCCGAGCACCACCTCACCGACGCCGTCATGCTGCCGGTCGTCCACCACGTCGTCGAGCAGGCCGTGGAGATGATCGGGTTGGGCGGCATAACCGGGGTCACGCTCGGCGCGACGGCAGTGGCGTCCTACGCCGTGCACCACATCATGGAGCACTTCGGCTTCTCGCTCGCCGGCGGGGTCGAGCTGCTGGGCGGCGTCGTCAAGAAGATGATCGGGCTGTCGCGCGGCTCCAAGGGCGCCGCCGAGGGCCACGCCGCGCGCGACGGTACCGTGACAGCGCGCGACGCCGAGCCAGATCCGGTGCTCGACGCCCTGCTGAAGCTTCAGGCCGCGCTCGACGAGATGATCGAGGGTAATGACGACGGGGGCGAAGGTGGCGACGACAGGGGCAAAGGCGGAGGCGGGGCGGCCGACGAGGCTCCGTTCGTAGAGTCGCAGCATCCCCGCGATGCCGGGGGCAAGTTCGCAGAGAAGGGGGAAAGCGCCGCGACCCAAGCTGCAGTCGAGATCCAGAAAGAACAGGCGTTCCACGACCTCAAGGAGTTGGTCGACGCGTATGCCAAGGAAAAGAGCCCGGAGAAGCTCTCGCAGATCAACGCGATCCTCACGAACATGGAGGAGGCCGACCTGATCGGCTCGGCCGTCGAGGGCCTCCAGATCGTCGGCGCCGACCCCAACGACTTCGGCGGCCAGCCGTTCGGGCAGGGGAAGGCGAAGAAGGCCACCAAGTTTGGCGGCCTGTGGAAGGAGACTGGCGAGGGCGAGCAGGCCGACTACACGAAGAACACCGACGCCGTCCTGGCGAAGTCGGCCTTCCCGGGCCAGAGTTACCGCTCGATGCTGATGTTCCTCGTCAAGCAGTCGGAGAAGTTCGGGCAGACGGATTATACGGCGAAGCTGAAGGCGAAGCTCATCGAGGCGCTTTATCTCGCGCAGAACAAGGCGCTCGGCCTCGGCAAGCAGGGTGACGCCGACAAGATCACCAAGGCGATCCTTTCGATCAGCGCCGAGGACCAAGTTGCGGTGCAATCTGGTTACAAGGCCTACCAAGCCTCCAAGCCGGGCGGCACCGCGACGAAAGCGGTCCAGGAACCTCCTCCGCCGCCGGCGCCGACCAAGTCAGACCTTGAGAAGTTCACCCCGGCGTTCGCCGCCGCGCTTGAGGAGATCAAGAAGACCAACCCGATCTCCTCCTACTCATCGGTGCAGAAGAAACTCAAAGCCGCGGTTATGAAGACTGCGACGGTGGAGGCTTTCGAGGCGTCGCTGAAGCCGGCCGAGAAGAAGAAGCTCGACAAGAAATGGGCCAAGAAGGCCGATAGCCTCGGCATCACCCCGGCCCAGGCGGCCTACAACCAATACAAGGCTTGGTACGGCGGAGCGATGCCGACCACACCGCCGACGCCGACCACCACCGAGCCGACCGAGGCCGAACTCACCAAGGCCAAGAAGAGCGCCACGCTGCAGATGCAGTACGTGCCGGGCGCGCCGGAGAGCGACGCCGGCCAGAAGGAGGCGCAGAAGTTCCTCGACAAGTTCAACGAGAAGTACGCCGGCAAGGAGTTGACCGAGCACGGCGCGCTCAAGCAGAAGGTCGCCGACTTCAAGGCGATGGCGGCCGAGGTCGCCAAGGTGACGGCCAAGGAGGCCGACCATCAGTCCGAGTGGGCGAAGGAGCAGCAGAAGAAGCAATCCGAGCAGGCGGCCAAGGCCAAGGAGGTTGCCGAGAAGGCCGCGGCGGCGGCGAAGGCGACCCACGAGGAGCTCAAGAAGGAACTCGGCATCAGCGACGCCGAGGCGGACGGCTTCGAGGGGCTCGTCTCAATGATCGGGAGCGGCAAGAAGGCGGACATCATCAAGGAGTTCAAGAGCCACGCGGCTGCAGCCAAGAACCTCGGCTACAACATGAGCGGGTTCGAGGCAGCGCTGATCGCCAATTACAAGGCCAGCAGCGGCGTCAACGAGGAACTCCGCAAGCCGGTCGCGTCGTGGAGCGACCCGCAGTGGGCCTACTCGAAGGTCCTGAACTCGGCGCTGTCGAAGCTGCCGCCGTACAAGGGCGTCGTGATCCGGAACACAGACCTCACCTCCGACATCCAAGGGCGCTACACGCCGGGCCACGTCGTCCTCGAGCACGGTTTCACCGGGACGTCCGACAAGAAACCGTACGGAGTATTCCATGGCAATACGAGGTTCTACATCAACGCGATCGGGAAGCGGGCCGCCAACATCAAGGAGATGTTCGGCTTCGAGAACGAGGGCGAGGTCCTCTTCCAAGCCAGGACGGCGTTCCACATCGACAAGGTCGAGGGATCGCCGGGCAGCAGCGGGGGCGCCAGCTACAAGGTCTACATGACCGAGGTAGAGGCCTGATGGCCAAGAAGGACCAGGACTACGGGGTCGGCGAGCAGGCTGATGGCACCGTCGACGTCTTCCCGGCCGCCGATCTCGCGCAGCGCATGGCCGAACTGCGCGCGATGGAGAAGGCGGCGACGGAGCCCGACGACCTTTCCGACCTCGACGAGATCGAGGACTTGTTCGTCGAGGACGACGACGGCGAGGCTGAGGATGCCTGGGATCCCGGCAAGCACCCGCGCGGCCAGCCAGAGAACGCTGGCGAGTTCGGGCCCGGCGGCTCGGCCGGGAGCAAGAGCACTGGCAACGGCGGTGGCTTAGGGAAGTGGTTCGGCAAGAGCGAGGTGGCCGATGCCGAGGGACGCCCGCGCGTCGTCTACAAGGCGATGAGGGGCGATACGCCGCACATGAACGACGGCCTGACGCACGTCGCGTTGCGCCGAGAGGTCGCCGAAGCATTCGCTGAGAAGGGCAAGCCAGTGCGACGGGTCTACGTCAAGGCGGAGAACCCGTTCGACTACCGGGATGACGCCGACCGCGGCTGGCTCATCAAGGAGATGTCGAAGAAGAAGAACATCGACCTCTTCAACAAGCAGACCAACGAGATGATGGGGCCGGACTACGATTGGACGGCCGATGCCGATTACATCGCTGCCGGGATCGAGGACGGTGAATACCCCGTCTTCGAGATCCCGATGGTCGTCGACCTCATCAAACGCCGCGGCTACGACGGCATCTACATGGCAGAGAGCGGCGAAGGGCACCGCGAGCCCAACCTCGCCGTGTTCGACCCCGGCCAGGTCCGGCCGGTCGCCAGTTTCGCCAAGGACGAGGCGATGGCTTTCGGATGCGCGGGGGACGAGTGGGACGCCGCTTTGGCGGCGGACGCCGAATGGAACGAAACAGACCATCCCCGGGGGCAGCCGGCGAACGCCGGACAGTTCTCGTCCTCGGGAAGGGGGGCGAAGTCTGGCGGCAAGGGTGTCGGCCCAGACCCAAAGACCGACCTCTCCCGCGGCTTGAACAAGGACCTCGCCGCGCAACCAGTCAAATCGCTCGATGAACTCTACGAAGGGGCGAGGAAGGCTGAGCCCGGCTTCAAGTCAGCCGTCGAGGGCGCCGCGGCCGCCGTCGGCGCTGGCGTCCTCTATACCCCGGCCGAGTTCGCAGAACCTGGTACCACGCTCAAGAGCCGCAAGTCGGCCGAACGCAAGGTTCGGGACGAGCTCGGCGGTGATCCCAGCTTGGTGCGCGACGTCATGCGGGCGACGATCATCGGCAAGACTGTGGCGGACGCCCGCGCCAGCGCCGCCAAGTTCATCGGCGACCACGGGGACGCAGTGTTGCGCGTGAAGGACCGCTACAACAAACCGGTCAACGGCTACCGCGACATCTTGGTAAACTACCGGACGCCGGAGGGCCTCGTCGCCGAGGTGCAGTTCGGCAGCGAGCAGATGCTCAAGGCCAAACTCGGCGACGGCCACGCGCTCTACGAGCGGATGCGCGAGATCAAGCCAGGCTCGTCGCTCGGCCCCGGCCCCGGGGCCGACGAGGTTGCCAAACTCGAGGCGCTGTCAACGGAGATATACGAGCGCGCCTACCAAGCCGACGGCGACGGCAAATGGGCGCATTGAACCTACTCGGGCAGGCTCGGCAGCGCCTCGACTGCCACCCGCTCGACGTCCCAGTCGGAGAGTTTCTGCTCTGGCATCACCAGGTCGGCGAAGTGCAGCGAGTCGTCGCGCTGCCATCCGCCGCTGCGGTCGGTGACTACTGCGACGCCTTCGCCTAGCTGCACTACGGCGGCATGGAACGGCGGGCCGCCAGGCGGTTGCAGTTTGTAGGCGCGGATTACCGTGGTCATTTTATCCTCTCGTTGCTGCCGCCCCTCGATGGAGGCTCGACCGCTCGCTTCCCACCCCGGCTTGATGCGATCTCACGGGCCAAAGCCTCGTCCGTCGGCTCCATCGAAGTTCCTAATGGTGGTTGGGTCTTTACAACGCGGGCGCCTTCGGTAGGGGCATCCAATGCGTTGCCGCATGTGGAAGAACTACGTAGCCGCGGCCAGTCGCTCCGACTGGCGTTGACCAGAAGCCGGGACCATCCTCGTACTCCAACGCCCACCATGCCTCGAATACAGGCTTGCGCTCGTGTTTCGGGCAATAGATCAAGATCGGCGTTCCGTCCTTCGGCGCTGTCTCGATTGGTTGCCATTCGCTCATAGGCTTTTCCTCACTCAGTGGGAGTAACCACGTCACCCGAAGGACATGACCGAATTTTCGTCGCATCGATATTCG